TAGACCCCTATTCTTCTCAAGTAATTCACCAATCTGTCTTAAAATAAAAGCCTTAGACTTCATTATTTAATAGAGAAGGTTTTTCTATTGTGAGAACTCACACATGCATAGAATTGAGGATTCTTGATGACATTATCGATGATGAGTTTCCATCTCTTTCTCCCGTTAAACTCTTCAAGGGTGTCATAGCTCATGAAATCATTCTCATCATGGGTTTTACGAATAGGTTGATTGTTCATCTTTTTAATTTGTGTTTTGTGTTTCTCTTCATAAAACTTTCGAATTTGTGATTGTTGTTCAGACCGATTGTAGTCAACAAAAAATATAAATACGTTATATTCTAGGTCAACTGTCGGACTTTCTTTATGTATAAACTTGAACTCTGTATATTCTCCATTTTTTAGTGAAACAACCCCACGTGTCTCTTCTTCTAACTCCCTTAGTGCGGTTCGAAGAGGGTTATAAATCTCCCTTCGTCTACATCCTCCCGTCACGAAAATCCAATCTTTAAATCTCCAGTCCCTTACTGTGAGAAACCGTGGTTTCCCGTCAGCAAAGCTAACCGGTACTGCAATTGCTTTGTACTTTTTCATCGCGCATTCGCAAGTTATAATAAGGGGATATGATTATTCCTCGGATTTTTCATCCACCTCCTCAACACTTTCGAGCTTCTTTTCTGGTACGGGAACAGGTACGACTGGCTCTGGGGGTGGGGCTAGGTGTCGAACGACCTGGGCTGAGAAACTCTTGAAATTGTCGATATCCTGCTTAGTCTTGTTTAACTCCTTAAACAGAAAGATAATACCTAGAGCACAAATAATAGTTGCGACGACAAAGAGAGTGTCTTTATTCACGGGAACCATTTATAAAAGAAAATGTCATTTTCTTTTTAAGTAATTACACCCATCTTAGTCCTACCCGAGGAAGGGCACTCATAGGGGCTCTGAGCAAACTGAACGGCTTCGTAATGCGCGTTTTCACATGATTTGCTTGTTGGTTGTGTAGGTTGACCAACAAACTTTTCAAGTGTCCTGGAGTTAGGATCGTACGTCAATACAAAAACGATGGCAAGGAGAAAGAATACTTTCCAAAACATCTTTACTAATTAGTTAGAATATAATAGACCACCCATACCATTCTCAATGCGAAGTACATTGTAGTTTACGGCATAGATGTTATCACCAACACTCTGGTTGTCGTTAATGAGACGGGCAGAGTCGAGGCGAGAGAAGTTGAGGGTGCCAGTGGGCTGGAGCTTACCAGCATCGAGGCAGAATGGGTAAAAGAAGAGTGTCTTGGCTGTTCCCAGAGACGCGTTAGTTGTGTGGTAGTAGAGGGGTACAGTGGAGAAGTTGGGATCAGCAAACTTGTAATCCGCGACATCGGTACCGTTAATTTGGAGCTTGAGCTTGTTGTTATCGTTGAGGATGGCGAGAGCAGTAGCCTTCGCGGAAGCGAGGTACTTCACGGGGTGGTTGAAGTTGAGCTCCTGGATCTTGTTGCCCGAGGAGATCGCCTTCTGAACCTGGGTGATGAGCATGTTCTGGGGCTCGGCAGCGAACATCTCACGCTCCTGGGTATCGAGGTACGCGTAGTTCGCGTAGACATCCCACTTGTCGGTAGCCGCAGTGGAACCCCATGTGATACGGAGCTCAACATCATGGTACTGGAGGGAGATGAGGGGGAGGGAGGTTTGCCAGTTCTCACAGAAGGCGAACCGGAGGGGGTAGAACCGGTAGTTGGTGCCACCAGCGGAGAAGTCGCCGGCGATAGACTTCGAGGAAGTAGTCGCCGAAAGGGTAGGGGCGATGAGAGTAGAGTAGGTGGAATCTTGTTCATCGATGACCTGACCACCGACGAGGAGTTCCACCTTGGAAATCTTGTTCATCCAATCCGCGGCGCTGTAAGCAGTAGCGGCGGTACCACTGTTGGGGACGAGGTACACATAGCCGAGCATATCACCCTTGCGCTCGAAGCGGACGGTGGACATACCGTTGTTCGAGACGTTGCCCTGAATGACCTGACGCTCGGTAGTTTGGGAAAAGTTAGTATGACGCTTATAGGTCGACCTGAAAAAGCTCACTTGAGGGTCGCCAACGAGGTGCACATCCTGGGCACCGACAGCTACGAGTTGGGCGATACCACCAGACATTTTATAATATAGTGAGACTTTATTTTTAAGCTCGGGGAGGGGCGACTTACAAACTGGGATACAATTTGTAAGAAGGGTGGGGAACGACTTCTGCGAAGTCGGGACTTAGATCGTATCAGTGCAGGTCTTTGTAGTTTTGAGTTTGTTGTAAAGGAGATCGTAGACGTTTCCTGTGAAGGGTGTATCGGATTCGATACTAACATTTAAACCACCAATTTCTCTAGACCCACTCGCGCGTAGCTCCTGACTCACCCACATTGTGAAGCGACATTCGATGATGTACTTTGTCGTGTTCGGTTCATTTACAGTACCGGTCATTACCCGCTTCTCCACTTTGATATTATTTCCACCTATAGAAGCATAGGCATTTGTAGCAGTGAGACCGCTAGGGAGTGTAATTGTTTCGTTGAGTGTGACACCCATTATTTACTTTACTGGTATAAAAAAATTACACTATAATTCCTCAAATGGAGTATATCTACGAAGCTCGTGATATCATACCACGGGCATTCTGTGAGGAAATGATAGAAAAGTTCGAGAATGACCCTGATAAATCTATCGGTGTGTTGGGTGGTGGTGGAGTAAATGAAACATATAAAAAAACGACCGATTTAGTTATATATACAAAACCTGATTGGAAATCAATTAATGATCAAGTGGAACACCATTTATTTTCTGGTATAAAAAAATATCTTGAACATTTGTTTGTAAATGCATTCCACGGAGATGATCATCATATTATAGAGAAGACATTCGGAGCTAATATAGACATGACAGCCTTTACACTACAACGATATAAAGTGGGAGACCATTTTAGATGGCATGTTGATGACTTGATAGGTGATAAAAGGCTTTTAGCCTTTATCATATATTTAAATGACAATGAAAGTGCTACAGAATTTATGAACGGTAAAACCATTACACCTGAATGCGGGAAGATATTATTTTTCCCGTCTACATGGACATATCCACACAGAGGACAAGTGGTTGAAAAGGGTGTTAAATATATTATAACTGGGTTTATACGTGAATGTATTACCCAAGTTTACAAGTGAGAAGGGCTGCTTTGTGGGTCCCATGATCCACAAGGGTATATATTGGTACCGTATTGGTAGTGTCTTCCCAAACAATTTGACCATTTGTATCGAGGACATCAACGAGTTCTTCGATGACGACCTGTTCGTCGTGTTCGGGAATAGGTCGGGTAGAACGTGTTTGTGAATGATGTTTGTAAATATTTCGTGTACCCAATGTGTACCTAGCCTTTTCTTCGTCATCGAGTTCTTCATATTTTTCTGGGGTTTTTTCAAGAAAATATCTTATAATAATGTCTTCACCTGGTTGTCCACTCACTTCCACATCACCACGATAAAAACGTTCAACATCACGTTCTTCACCCTCTTGTACTTCACAAATATACATAGGCGTTGTTTCTACTGTTGTATGTATGTTGTTAAAGATTTCATATTCACTTAATTCAATTACACGTGTTATAGGTTTGACATAGTACGTTACATTCGAAAGTTCCCTTTTAGGAACCTTGATTGAAACTTGTAATGGTTCTGTAAAATCACAATCCTGGGTTACTTTTCCTACTGTGTAATTATGAACAATATCATCACTTTGTTTTTGTGTGTATCCTGGTGCGATATTTGAGGTTGTCAAGAGGTCTCCAGACTCTAAGGAACCACCAACATCGGAAACCCATATACGCGTATCCCCCTTGGTATCGACGAGACTGTCATAATCGTTTGTATCCGTTTTTTGGTCAGATACGACGCCATACCACGCTTTGTCCATAGAGACATTACTTAGAGACACAATGGGGGTTACGTTCGTTTTATGTGTATTCATTTTTGCACTCACTACAAGACCTGTGAGATTCTGATCCCAAGTATTCGATACAGTGGTTTTTGATCGAGGGAGTTCTGTAACAATTTCTTGAATACCCTTGATGAGATAAGGTATAAACTGTATGTATTTTATTCCCGATGGTTTTTCTCCCCATACCGAATAGTCTGGATCCTGACTGGGGTCATCACTCGGCGCTGGTGTTAATGTATCGATGTCGCCAGCAGTCTCCGAAACCCTCACGAGATGTCTCAATTCTGGGGCACTATAATACACCTCTTGCGCCATGAGACCCGACTCGCGCTCCCATGCTTCGTCATTGTCTGGGTCTGGTATAAGTTTTGGTTTC